ATTTCGATTTTTATAGAAATATGGAGACTAGTTGTCGAATATTAGAATTATTTAAATTACGCTATAATTTAAATAAATATCTTATGAAAGATGATTTCATTTTTAATAGGTCTTTAAATACTATAAATTTCTTTAAAAATGCTATTTATATCATAATTATCTTCTTCTTATTAATCTTCTTCATAGGTTTTGAATATCTCAATTTTCAAATAATCTTCTTTATAATCATCCTAATATCCTTCATTTATAATATCGAAATGACTATGATTAAATTAGATAAGATTATGAAAAATCCCTCATTCAATAATTATTCAAATTATTATAAAACCCTCAATAAAATATTTAATACGAATTATGATTTTATTCAAAATATTAATACTGATAATCTAATGTCTGCTAGTGCTAGTGGATTTATAAATAAAGTTAATAAAACTTTTGGAGGAATTGGATATACATATGATACAACTTATAATTTATCGGTGTCAGGTGGAGGAGGTTCTAATTTTGCTGGATATGTTAAAGGTTTAAAAGATGGTTCTGTTAGTGATGTTTTTATAACTAATGTAGGTTCTGGATATACCTCCGCTCCTACAATTACTATATCTGCTGGTAGAAATAATTCAGCGACATTTGAAGCAGAAATATCGACAATTGTTATTAAGGAAGATATAAAAGAATTATCATTTTATTATAAAAATCTTTATGAGGTTATTAGAAGAAATGCTAAATATATTGATGATGTTTTAGAAGAAGATTTAGAAGAACATTTAAATCTCGTTAAAAAAGAAAATGATTTATTGAAATATGTAGATATATATGATTATGAATATTTACAAAAGTTTCTAATTTTCAAAGATGATAATAATGATTTTGAACAAGGTGATATAACAACGAATTTGAGAAATAATTATAAATTAATAAATCTGGATAAATTGGAGGAGAATTATTCAAAAATTATGAATAATGAAACAATTACTAATGAAGAACAAATAAAAAAATATTATTCAATAATTACTGATTATTTGGGTGTGAAAGATTTGAAATTTTATAAGAAGAAAAATGATAAGATATTTGAGGAATTAATTAAGATATTGGATAATTTCAATACTAATTTCTTTTATTTGCTTATAAATATCATTTTAATATTTATGATAATTTTACATATCTTTTTTATAAATTTATTTAGATATTTATAAATATGGAAGGAGAAAAAAATTCGTGTTTCCAAAGAAAGAAATCACCTGTTTCTTTTCCCTCGTTAAATTTTATTAAATGTGTTTTCTTCACGAACGAACAATTGAACGATAAACAAGTTCATAAACCTAAACAATCCCTTTTTTTTGAAAAAAATGTTAAAGAAACGGAAATTGAAACGACGATTAATCAAACGATAGATGAAGTTCATTCAAAAATGCGAGAAATTTATAAAAAAGATGTTAAAGTCCCTTTTCCCATATTCGTTCTATTAGGAAGACAATTAGATTATCATTCAAATATTTTCGAAAATGAATTATTTATGCCATTACCATTATCATTCTCATCAACAATAACATATGGAAAAGCACAAATTCAAAAAACAGGTAGTCAATTAGCAATTATAGATTATATCAAGGGTTTTTTTAATTCAGGTTTATCAAATAAAGAAGATAATAGAAAATATAATTCAAGTTTAATAAATACTTATAAATTCCAAGGAAATATTAAATTATTGATTTATATTCCTTATTTAACAAATAAATATAAATTCATCAGCAATTTCACAGACCTTTCCAATTCCTTCTTTTTCTTTTCGACATTAATGAATAGCAATTCTTATATGGATATTGATAGAACATCAACATTTAATTCCGTTGAATATAGAAAGAAATTATCTAAAAATGGATTGGATAGTCGAACAATAGATTTTTTAATAAATATCATTACTTCAAGTGATAAGAAGAAATATCCGCTTTATGATGATTTAATGAATTTATGTTATGATGGTGGTTGTGTTTCAAATGAAGGCGAAGATTTTGATAGTCTTATTCCTCAATTTACAAATGACGATGATACGAATAATAAAAATGCTGACGAAAAATCACCCTTCATTCCTAACAAATGTCTATCGAAAACGAATGGATTTTTATGTAATATAAGATTTGCTGAAAATAATAAAGATATTCCTGAATTTATTAAAGAAAATGCTATGAAAGATATTCAAGAAAATTTATCAGCATATACCTTAATAACTGATAAAATTCAAAGAAAAGAAAAATTATCTAAAATAGAGAGTGATTATGTTTCTAATTATACTTCTCCTGTAAATCTCATCATATCTGTCATTAAGAATTTTATAAAAGAACATTATTCTAAAAATCTAAATGATGATAAGAAAGGTGATATTAAATTAAATCATTATTCTAAAAATTATAGTGAGAATGTTATTAAAGAATTGGCATATCTTAAAAAATTGAATGGTATTCCTGAATTTGTAATGTCTTTATATCGATTTAAAGAAAATACGAGGAGTGATAAGATTGCTTATATGCCATTTGGAACGACTTATCCAACGAAAGTTAATATATTTAATTTTGGGGATACATTTGAAGTGGATGAGGTTTTATATTCCTTTAATAAATCATATGGAATGAAGTTAAATTCGAGTGGATTTGTTTTTATATTTGAAGTTAATTCTGGAAATATTCTTTATTTCTTGAATAAGACATATATTAAAAAACCTTTACAGATGACTATCCAAGAAAACGGTGTTTTAATAACATATGAAACAAATGAAGGAAATATCACGAGTAAGAATTATCTCAATTCCTTATCTTCGCTTGTCGCAGATTGCGAGGATTGTTTGCCTCCATTTAGTTTAATTTTGAATGATAATGGAACTATTCGCATTTATGGGAATGGTTTTTATGATGCTACTAGTAAAGAATTTAATGATTTTATAAATAAAGAAAAAGGTTTTATATCATCTCAATCATCATCTCAATCATTATCTCAATCATCATCATCTCAAATATCTTCAACAATTCCTATGAATATAATGGATTTATCATCAATAACTTCAACAATAAATAATGAAGTTATTAGAAAAGAAAGTTATATATTTTGCTCTTCTAGTGGATGTAAAACTTAATTCTTATTTTTTTTCCGTTTATAAATTAAATGAACGATTGGAAAATATTAGATTTATATTTCAAAGATCATAAATATCCATTCACTAATCATCATTTAGATAGTTTTCGTGAATTAATAAAGACTTATATACCTAAAACAATTCAATCTTATAATCCAATAACTATGATTAAATTTGATGAAAAGACACAAAAAACAACGATGAAAGTTGATGTCTTTATTGGTGGAAGAAATAGTGATGAAATCTTCATAGACCATCCTATAACTTATGAGAATGGCGTTCAAAAAATCATTACTCCTAATGATGCTCGATTAAAATCAATAACATATGAAACACATATATACGCTGATGTTCTCGTGGAGATTACGAATGAGAATAATGAGGTATTTAAGAATGTAATTCCAAAGGTCGCAATAGGGAGTATTCCAATTATGCTTCACTCTGATATTTGTATTTTAAATGGAAATGGAAACAAGGTTCTTCAAAGATTAGGTGAATGTATTTATGATGGTGGTGGATATTTTATTATAGATGGAAAGGAGAAAGTAATCATCGCACAAGAGAGCGAAACGAATAATTGTCTTATAATAAATAAATTAAAAGATGATGACAATTTTTCTTATAAAGGAAGGATTAAATGTTCTGGTGAGATTGGTGAAACTATATTAAATCCCAAAACGATTGAGATGTATCTTGTTAAGATAGATGAAGAGGTTACTGAAAAATATGATAATTATCGTGGATGTATTTTCATTAATATTCCATCGATAGATGGAAAAATCCCCTTATTCATCTTATTTAGAGCATTTGGAATAGAAAGTGATAAGGAGATTTATGAAAGTATATTTGGAATTAATAATAATCCATTAGAAGAATTATTTTTCCAGAATTTTATTCGTCCATCTATCTATAATAATTTTTATGAAAAAGATGGTGAAAAGTTTTATATATATACACAAGAAGACGCATTAAATTATCTCAAATTCAGGACGAAATATAAAACCATCGAGCATGTTCGATATATATTCGCAGCTGATATTTTCCCTAATATCAATCTTTTCGAGAATAAAGGCAAATATCTAGGATATTTAGTGAAACAATTCTTTAATGTCATTTATAAAATTAAAAAAGAAAGTGATAGAGATAATTATTTCTATAAGAGGATTAATATTAGTGGATTTTTATTGGCGGAATTATTCCAAGAAGCATATACGAGATTAAGGAAAACTATTCGAGATACTATGGATAATTTCTATTATTTTGGTGCTTGGAAGAATACCAATAATTTCGAAAATTTCATTAATAAAGATAATATCTATCGTCTCATTCCTGTTGTTCTTATCGCCAATACCTTCGCAAAATCTCTTAAAGGTCGTTGGGGACTTGAAACGGATGATGATCCAGAATTGGGACGAGTTCAAGATTTATCTCGTATTAGTTATATAGGATATTTATCACATTTGAGAAGGGTTAATATGCCTATTGATAGGAGTTTGAAAATAACATCACCTCACAAACTCCATTCACATCAATACGGAATTATGTGTCCTTTTGAAAGTCCTGATGGTGCTTCTATTGGATATTTGAAAAATCTCGCATTTTTAGCGAAAGTAACGGCAGGGACTAATCCACAATTCATTCGTGATTGTTTATTAGATATTGGTGTAATTCCTATTGAAAATTTTAATCTTAAATTAGATAGGAATATTACGAAAGTTCTTATTAATAATATCTGGTATGGAATTACGAATGACCCTATTAAGATAATGAGAATTTTGAAAGCTTATAAGAGAAATGCTTTAATAAATATCTTAACATCTATTTCTTGGAATACATTTGATAATGAAATAAATATCTTCGTGGATGCTGGAAGAGGTGTTAGACCTCTTATAATCCTCAAAAATGGAAAATCAGGATTGAATAATGAATTTAAGAGTTGGTTTGATATGATAATAGGGAAACATAATAAATATGGGAAGAAGGAGAGAAGTGAAGAGATTTATTATAAAAATGAATATGTTAATCCAAGAGGTTTGGAAGAATTTGCGAAAAAGACTGATGAAGAAATCTTGAAAATTCTTGAAGAAGATGGGGCGATTATTGAATATATTGACCCACAAGAGACCGATGTTTCTTATATCGCTATGAGTGAAGCAGATATTAATAATTATCATACGCATCTTGAAATTCATCCATCGACGATGTTAAGTGTGGTTTCAGCGAATATCCCTATGAGTAATCATAATCAATCCGCTAGAAATGTCTTTCACGCAGCTCAAACGAAACAGGCAATAGGTATTTATGCGACGAATTTTAATAAAAGATTTGATACTTTTGGATTTATTCAACATTATCCTCAAAAAGCAATCATCAATACTCGCCACGCACAATATACAGGAAGCGATGCTATGCCTAATGGTGCGAATTTAATTGTTGCTATTATGACTTATTCAGGATTTAATCAAGAAGATAGTTTGATGATTAATCGTAAATCAATTCAAAGAGGATTATTTCATCTATCTTATTATAAATGTCTTTCGGCGAGTGAAAAGAAGGTTTCGCAATATGAGAGGATGGTTTTTGCTAATCCTATTAAGATGAGAGATGAAGGTTATAAGATAAATGGAATTAAACACGCAAATTATACCCTTCTAGATGATAATGGAGTTGTGAAAGAAGGTTCATATATTCCCAAAGGTCAAATTGCGGTTGTATTAGGAATGATTTTAATTAAGGATGTTCTTAAAGAGGTGAAACGAGGATTATTTGTGGAACAGGTGAAGGAGACGACATATACAGATGTTTCCTTAACTACTGATGAGAGTTATTATGGAAAGATTGATAAGGTTTTTATAGGTTCTAAAACGCTTGATGATGATATTCGAGTTTGTAAGATAAGATTTATGAAAATTAAAATACCAGAATTTGGAGATAAACATTCGTCGAGACACGGTCAAAAGGGAGTTATAGGGATGATTTTGGATGAGGAACAGATGCCTTTCACGAAAGATGGTATTAAACCTGATTTGATTGTTAATCCTCACGCTATTCCATCACGAATGACGATAGGACATTTGGTGGAATGTGTATATTCTAAATTATGTTGTATGGAGGGATTTTTAGGAGATGGTTCAGTATTCATTAATTTAGATTATGAGAATATATATGATAATTTGGAGAAGCTTAAATTTGAGAAATATGGAAATGAGATTTTATATAATGGATATAATGGGAGACAAATGGAAACATCAGTATTTATTGGCCCAACTTATTATTTCCGTCTTAAACATATGGTCGCCGAGAAGATTAATGCTCGTGGAACTGGGCCAAAAGTTCAATTAACTAGACAACCAACAGGTGGACGAAGAAAGGCAGGTGGTTTAAGAATAGGAGAGATGGAAAGGGATAGTTTAATTTCTCACGGAATTTCTAAATTTATCAAAGAAAGTATGATGGAACGATCTGACAATTATCGTTGGATTGTTTGTAAAAATTGTGGTGTGGTTCCCATATATAGTAATAAAATTAAGGAGAGTTTTTGTAAAAATTGTGGTGGAAATGAGATGAATATAATAGAAACGCCCTATTGTTTTAAATTATTAACTCACGAATTCGAGGCGATGGGTATTCAAATGCGTTTCAATTGTGATTACAACTCTCTTCAAGTGGAAGAAGATTTTAGTGATGATGATATAATTGTTGGTGAGGATATTGATGAAGATGAACCGAGACCTATGAAAGTTGAATTGAAATATAAGGATAAATTCGCAAATGTTCCTATTAAAGAATTAATCGCAAAAATAAAAGCAAAATATCCAACGATGAAAGGATTAACTCTCAAAAAGCGTCCAGATTTAATCGCCATTTTAGAAGGAATGGAGGATATTAAAGAAGATGTTAAAAAAGTGAAAGAAGTGAATGAAAAATCCACGAAGAAGGAGATATTAGATGTTATTAAGATAAAATTCCCTGATATGAAAGGAGTTGAAAAGATGAAGAAAGAAGATTTATTAAATTTATTAAAAGGAGATATTGGAGAACCAAAGAAGGATATTAAGAAGGATAAGACGAAGGATGCGACAGGAAAAACTATAAATCAATTAAAAGAAGAAATTAAAAATAAACATCCAACTTTTAAATTCAAATCAACTATGAAAAAAGATGATTTAATTAAAATCCTTCAAATGACCGACGAAGAATTCCAAGAATATCATAAGAAAAAAGGCGGTGGAAGTGATGATGATTTAAGTTTAGATGATAATGATGATGATTTAAGTTTAGAAGATAATGATGATGATTTAAGTGATAGTGATTTAAGTTTAGAAGGTGGAGATGGAGATGGAGGAGAATTTAAAGATAAGATAGGAGGAGAATTTAAAGATGAAATAAAAGTAATAAAAATATAATTAATTGATAGATAA